TATATAGGGGCTTTTCTTTTAAGCCCTACTTATGGAAAATACCTCGCATACCAACGGAGGTAGTATGACCGCAAGAAAAGAGCGCTACGCTAAAGTACTGAAGACCAAAGGGAGTGGCACTGTCATTCCTGAAGAAAAGAGACCTCGCATTCGCAAAGGGCCTAGCCCCGACAAAAGACTGACTCGTAAGCAAGAACTGTTTGTTCGAGAGCTTGTAGCAAAGGACGGGCAGATCACCATGCGAGAGGCCGCAATCAATGCAGGCTACCCTCCAAAGTCAGCACACGTTCGTGCTTCTGAGTTAACAAACCCACGTTTGAATCCGCACGTATGTCGAGCCATTCGAGAGTATCGTCAAGAACTCGATCAAAAATACGGTGTGGAGTACCAACGGCACCTTCGAGACCTTCAGCGTATTCGTGATACGGCGCTAGAGGCAGGGGCTTACTCTGCGGCAGTTCAAGCGGAATATCGTAGAGGGCAGGCGCAGGGCGACATTTATGTCAGCAAAAGCGAGATCCGCACAGGGTCTATCGATCAAATGTCTAAAGAAGAGGTGATGAAGGCGCTAGAAGATATTAAGCAAACCTACCAACCCTTGACGCACGATGTAGATCTGTCTGAAGGTAATAAGAGATCAAAAGCAAAAGAACGAATAATGTCTGGGGATGAAGGGGTAATCGATGTTTCTAATTAATATTTTGGGGAAGCTGTGGTTTGGTCCAGAAACTTGGAATCGAATGCAGGAAATGCAAAACGCACCAAAGGTACGAATCAATCGTCGATATCAAAGCCGGTATGGGGAAATGAATGATGGACGATATACTGGACGTTCCCAAGAAAACACGGAAGCCTAGAGAATCCAGCTTTTGGCAACAGATGAAACAGGCCATGAAACAACATGAGCCGAAATGGTCTGCCACACGTTTAGAATCTAGAGTCACGCATGGTGTTCCCGATGTTCTGTTGTTAGATCATCGGGGTCACTGGCATTTAGTTGAGCTAAAAACTACTGAACGAAATAAGGTTGACATATCCCCACACCAAGTAGCGTTTGCCAGTAAGCATTCGCGGGGTAGTTGTTGGATAGCCGTAAAACTAAAAACAGGTAGCGCCTCCGAAATATTTTTGTATCGGGGAGAATCCGCAATGGATCTTCGAATGGAAGGGCTTGTCACTGAACCTGCACTTAAATTGTCTGCACCCGTAGACTGGCCGCTGTTCTTTCAAACGCTTGCAAATCGGTAACGCTTGACCTACTCTATGTATGGGACAAATCCCATACACTTTAGGAGGAAAGTCATGAAACAACCGGAAAATAAAAGTTCGATGCTTTTCGGTAATGATGGCGATATTGGTAATGACGCTGAAATCGTTATCTATTACGAAATAAACGGTGAAGCTAAACCGGTTCTAAAAATTCCTTTTTGGATTAACAAAGAAGGTCTTGAAATGGGTCAACCCTTTACTGACATGGTTGATAAAGCGGCACAAGCTCTTGCAAATGTTTATCAGTATTGGCCGGAAGGCTACATTCACGTTCAAACACGAATTAATCGTGAACATTTAAATATTTGTTAGGGGAACTGACATGAAATGGCGCGTCGAAATTGTTCAGACCAATGTTTTTTACATTGAAGCGGACACTGAAGATGAGGCACTAGATATGGCCGCACGGGAACGTATTTGGGATGAGGATCAAACCGCACCCGACACTTATTCTTATCACCACAACATTGAAGAGGTCAGCAATGAAGACTAAACAGGATCTGGTATTGGAACGGTATGGCAATCAAACGGTGGACTATGCCTTGCCGTTGCGGTGGGTACAGGAATGTAATGAGCGGGGGTTTGATGTGGTACCCCACTTTGTATGGCTGTATGACACGACGTTTGGTAGGCCAGCTTCACTTACGCCGGAAGGCGACGCCATGCTGTCCCGCATGGCCCACTGAAGTTACTAGTTATAAAGACCCGCTCCGGCGGGTTTTTTTATGCCTATTTAAATTTTAAAAAGCAGTTGCACTGCAACCCGCTATATGCGACTATCTGGGATGTCGCAATGTGCGGCGCAACTTTGGGAGAGAAATATGGCGGAAATTAACTACGTTGAATTTCACAACTTTGAAGTGGATTGCAGTGAGATTACAGGTGACCCAACGGACATCGCTGTGATTATGCAAAACAGCGATGTATCCCTTCGGGATTTATGTGAATCGGAATTCGGTTGTCATCCAAATGCTTTGGGTTGTCATCCAAACACTGAGGAAAGAGACGAGCTTATTGCCTACCTTAATGAATTGGCGGGCCGTCCTACTTTTCACGATTCTGGAACGATTAAAGATTTTATAGCGAGGTGTAATGACTTCGAAATCCTACTGGAACTAATGTCCACTGTTACGGCAAACCTATTCCGCGTTGCTCAGTCACGCGGCCAACTCTAAGAGGGAACTATCATGCATAGCATTGAAAACGGAACCAACACTCTGCAAAACCTTTTGTTAAAGGTGCAGGATCAAGCCACACGGGCGCAGGATTTTCTTGCGCCTACCAATCAACTCCAATTGATGACTGGCGATCGTGGGGACGGTACAAACGTCTCGCAAGTAGTTATTGAGCAGTCGGGCGGAATGCCTACACAAATTCTGTCCGCTAACGAGGTTGCTTTTGATCAGATAGCCCAGCGGGCTAGTATTGATGTCCGCACCGCCCGTCGGTTACAGCAGGATTACGCTGGCGAATTCGACGCGTTAATCAACGCCATCTGGCAAAAAGAACCCGCTGTTCGAATGCTCCGCACGTTTAACACTGGCGACAATGTTGGCATTGCCCGTGCGTTTGTATCGGATAAATTTAAAACGTTCGATAACGTGCACCTGTTGCAATCCGCATTGCCTCAGTTAATGGAATCGGATGCTCAGTGGAAAGTGGTTAACGGCGAGGTGACAGATAAGCGCTTATACCTTCGTTTAAAATCTGAAAACCAAACCGGTGAAGGTGCCGCAGTCGGGGATGTTATGGCAAACGGTATCGGCCTCAGTAACTCTGAAACCGGTTGCGGGAGTGTCAACGTCTATCAGATGTTCTGGACACTGGCATGCCTCAACGGTATGCAGACTGAAAAGCGCACTCGCAAGTCTCACATCACCGGCGCACGGGGTGACTCTGATACGTGGGGACTTTTGACCGACGAAGCGAAGGATGCTGATAATCATGCGCTGGCGTTGCAGTTGCGGGATGTCACTGCGGCATATGCTAGCCGTGAATCCTTCGATGAAATACTCGAAAAAATGAAGGCCGCGCACGCGGACACTATTTCGGGTTCCGTTAACGCGGCAGTCGAGTCACTGGGCAAGGTTTTGACCTTATCCAAAAAAGACACGGCGAGCGTATTGGATGGCCTACTTGCTACCGTCGGTCAGTCGGGTTTCGCCGGTCAACCGGTCACCCGCGCGACTATGGTTAACGCGGTAACAGCGGTCGCGCACAAAGCGGACGCGGACAGCGTTGACGATTGGCAGAGACTAGGCGGGCGCGTTTTAGATCTGCCCCGCTCCGATTGGCAACGCGTTGCGATGGCGGCATAACTGAACACCCCCAAAGTGTACCCCGCCA